ATCTTGAGCAATACAAAGCGTGTGATCAAATTGATCTTGTAATACCTTTTTAACCTCTTTTAATCCTCCAAAATTAATAACCCAATTCTTATCATCTAGTCCCTGACATCCAAACCAGAATTTAGCCTTAAGCTGATAACCATGAACATATTTACAATGAGTACCTTCTGCTCGCCATTGCCTGAATGCACAAGAGCCAAGTTCTATAATCTTTGTTGACTGAAATCTAACCATTTTAAGCTTGCTGTAAAGGTACTATATTTAAATTATCTCTAAAAAAGTTAAATACGTCTTGAGACCATTTATCTTCGTAATTTTCTTCTTCGTAAAATACAATATGATCTAGTTTAGTAGAGCCATTTAATTGCTGTTTAAGTTTCTTAGATAGAGTAACCATTTTATTAATATCTCTTTCAGACCAATTTGCTCCAACATTAATGGAGGATGCAAATAATAAAGCTTCAAGCAATGTATTAGCTTCCTCCTGTTTAAGATCTAAGGTTACGGTACTACTAGTTTTCATATAGAGGTATTATACTACCTCTGGAACTTATTTCAACTTTTTATTAAACAAGTTATAAATACCGTCATCAAATTTTCCGTAAAGGTCTACAATAATTTGTTTTCTTTCTGGCTCTGAAACATGCTTGTACATATCTCTAATTTGTGTGGCCCCAGTTACCGTTTTACCGAGTATTTTAAAAGGGAATGTTTTACCAACTTTGACATATCCTTTCTCCCCCATAGGTAAAAGTTCATTCACATTTTCTAACTTTTGTAAATAGGGCATTGTTCCATCTTTTTTTGGCTTATAGGAAAAACGATCAGCGTCTTTTTGAGAGACAACATATATAAGATGGTCTTTTTGTTCATTGTACTTCGAGGAAATCTCTTTGGCTACGTAGGTATTGACTACTTGTACTATTTTATCTCCAGGAACACCTGCTTTTTCCAACAAAAATTTACGTTCTTGAAAATTAAAAGGAGAATCCTCTTTAACAACATTTGATGTAGCCACCCATACATCTGCCTCTGGATACTCCTGCACGAGGGCATTATAAGCCATAGCGTGACCTTTATGGGCAGGCTGAAAGCGACCTGAGTAAATAATTACAAGTTTACCGTCTCTAGTTTGTTCTGTAAAAAAATTGCTAAATGATCTCATACATCAAATTTGGATTTCATAAACTCAGGGTTATTAGCTTTAAAAGTTATATCCCCCGCCTTAATAACATAACCTTCTATATCTCCCAAAATACCTTCTGTTTTAACAAGATTAGAAACAATCTTATTATACATTTCTTTTTGTATAGGTAATCTTAGAGCTGCAAGTTGTTGCTCAAGCTCTTTACGTTTTGCTATTGCTTCTCTCTTTCTATTACCTTTAAGTTGCTCTATTTGCTCTGGTAACTTCGAAGATTCAATTTTATTAATAGACACTTCCGCATCTCTTACTTCTTTAGAGAGATCTATAGATGTAAACATCTCAACATTAGGGAGTATAAATTTAACTTCATCATTACTCAATTTGAGCATTTTTGATTTTATTTCGTTAGCATCTATCTCTTGACAATTAATATTTAAAATAACAAAAGTCGACCAAGTGCCGAGCTTACTTGTCTTGTAACCAGATACTACAAAAGAAACCATACCTGGTCTTTCATTAATTTTAGTAGCGTTTGGAGAGTACAACCACTCAAGCTGTATTGTGCACGGCGAGTTGCCTATGATAGGTTTAATCATACTTTTTATACGATCAAAACTACTCATAAATGCTTGCTGAGCGGGTGGAAATTTAACAGCAGTTAAAAATTCTCGAGGTTCATATACCTTACCAGAATAGCTAGATTGAACATAAAATTTACCTTGCTCATCATTACCAACCTTTAAGGCCATACCGTCAACTTTTTCAGATACAGTTGAATTAGTAGGATCAATTTTACCACCGTTTTGCTTAAGATATTTTATAAACTTCTTAAATGTTAAAAAATCCATTGAATATAATTCTGGTTTATTCAATGAGTATAGATGAGATATACCAACTCTATCCCCCTCTTTAGCTTCATCTATAGTGTATTTAAAATATTTTTTAAATGAAATCATAAAATATTAATTCCTATTGTTTTTTCTGCTTCTTGCACCATTGCTTTTATTTCTTCTTCAGAATAATGCTTTCTTAAATAACTAATAATAGAAGGAAGGTTAAATAGGTCTTTTTGAGTAGCATCTTCTCCTAGAATTTTTTTTGCCATCTCATCTGGTTTTCTAGTAATAATTTGTTTTGTTTCCCTATCTGCAAGCCCCTTCATTGATAAAGAGTAACCTTTAGTTTTAGCTATAGATGCCAGAGTTATATTTCTATGAGCACCCCTATATGGAGGTGTTTCATTATTGGCATAATAAAATTTTAAGTAACCAGGATCATCATGGTACATGAAATCTATTTGAACAAAATCCCCAGTCTCTTCGCCATTAGCCGTATATATCGGAGATTTGTAGGCAACCTCAATACCTGTTTTTTTAAGATGGGATGGATCAACACCTTTAGATATGAGATGTTTAATAAATTCGTCTTTGTTTGTTTTATTGCTATCCACAACTACATCTAAATCTCCTGATGTTTCTGTCTTCCCGGTTGATCCGAGTGTATTATCAAGTAATGATAAACCAGTAAGTTCTTGAGCTTTTTTGAGCGTGGGCATAACCTCAGACTTATTAATCCGGCGACTTGAAAATATATTCCCCCCTTCCGATAAGAGAGTAGATGTTTTAAAAAAGTCACTAAATGACAGCTCGTACATATTAGATATTTATCTATTTTAAATGTAAAAGCTTAACTATTTAAGTGTTAAGAGATAGCGTAGTTTATTAATAACAGCTAATATTTCATCTCTAATATTGAGACAATCGGTATCTTTTACAGGGTCATGCATCTCATTGAATGGACCAGATAGGTAATCATTCAATTGAATTAAAATATCCTCAAGATCTATTTCATCTTGATTAACTAAACCTAAATCGATAGGGGTTTCAAAGGTTAATCTTCCGTATTTGCCTTGATGAACTTCTACTAAACTATCAATCAATTCATCAAGGCTTTCGTATGCTTTACCTAAAGCTTTGTGAGCAGCATAAGAAAGAGTCTGCCAGTGCAGTATTCTTAACTGGTTCTGTATTTTAATTAAATTGACAATTACTTTGTCCATTAGACAGCTGGCTGTTGATTTGGAGCAGGTTGTTGGCTGGGTTTAGCAGCTTGTAATGCTTGCATTTTTTGTAGAGCTATTTGAACCTGTTGTTCTGTTTTAGCAGCAATTAGCTCTTGTACAATCTTTGGATCAATAGGAGGCTGCTGGGCAGCTGCTGCACTAGGTGCAGGTTTTGGTTGAGGCTGTCCAGGTGTAACAGGCAGCATTTCTTCTATTCTTTTAAAAACGGCATCAAATTTACTCATATGTATTATTTAATCGGGAACTATATATTTCTAGAATCTAATTGGCGAAGTCCCAATCTTCCATACATGCAATTAATCTTTTGCTTCGGGTAAATCCACTGATCCTAAAGAAAAAGTTTTAGATTTTTTATTTTTCTTTTGAAAATTGTAGAGGGCATTTCTATTCAGAAACTTTTCTAACTTAGAGCTCACCAGACGATTTACATTAAGAACTCGAGTTAGAGCCATTTCTGCATCTGCAGAATCAAATGAACTGACCTTGACCCAGGGAACAGGTAATACCTTCAAAATCGTTTGAAAGTGTTTATCCGTAAAACCTACATTTTTAGGTAAGGGATATATAACAAACGCTTTAGGGTACTTTGAATCACATTTTTTGTATCCGTAACAGAGCTTTTCTAAGCAATAATGATAAAAGAATTTTTGTATATCTTTATTTTTAAAGCTGTAAGGGATCTTATATTTTTTACAAAAAGCATAAGATTCTTTAAGAGCATCGATAAAGTAAGGGTAATAATCAATCCCACACACTCTTGATTTAGGATATTCTATAAAATGCATTATTATAATAATGCTTGAACCTGCTCGATACTCAAGCCTTCTTTTAGAGCCTCTTCTGCTGTTTCGTAAAGCTCAGCAATAATATTATTAATCTTTTCTTCGTAACGTAAGACTGTTTTATGATTTTCTTTATTGTAGTTCAGTTTGGAGGCTGATTCAAGAATAGCGGTTTGATTTATGAGATCTAGTTTAGAACCTAAATATTTTTTAACTTTGAGAATAGTTTTTGTTTCTGGTGAGTAAGCAGCTTGTTCTTGTTCAGTCACAGGCTCTTTAATCTTATCACCGTTACTGTTTATTATACCTAATTTATAAGCTTCAAACTCTTTGTAGTCTTTGTTAAGTGTAGAGAGTAGAAACTTGTTTTTCATAGATTCATTGAACATCTTATTGTAGTCAATACCATGAAGATGGATATCTGAAAATGGATTTAACTTACAGCCTTTACCATAAGAAGTAGAGCCGCAATAGGAGCACCTTTTAGGGTCTTGAGGATGAAAGTGAACACCCTTGGGCGCAAATCTACACCCCTTACCATAAGAGGTTGAATTACAGTATAGACACCTCGAAACAGGCTTAAACACAGATACTTTTTCACTAACTGGAGTCATTGTGTATTATTTAAGGAGACTCTTAGGAGGAGTCCCGATACGCACATTAATAATTCCGTTGTAATAGTCATTCCTGCGGAGCACATCTCGAGCTATCTGTTCTTTAATCTCTTCATACCCGAGCTCCCATTTTGATCCGCATATTTTAAGAATACGAAACTCGAAGCTATCTTTACCGTATTTTTGAATATCTTCGTTTAGTTCGCTCGAAGAAGATGTGTAGGTTTTCCAATCTGATTCTTTATGATCAATCCTATTGCGGGTCTTACCCTTAAGTGGTTTGCGTCTTATCTTACGCACACACTGTTTTTTACCAATATATTTTTTGCCGTTAACTTTGTTAGTTATTTCATAAATGAAACCAAACATGTTTTCAAAAATGTAAACATCTTCATTTAACAACCAATGACCAGTATCCATTATTAACTTTTACGCTTCTTTTTACGCTTCTTTCTGCGCTTAATTAAGCCTCCACGAGTAACAATACCACCGTATAGACTCTTAGGTACCCGGGCATCCCCAGGGGCGTAATTATCTCCAGAAAACTGAGTAGCTGTTGCTTGCACACCGGGACCGAATGCTGAACCGGCACCACCAGCCATATTCTCTTCTTTTAAAACATCTAATATTATTTTTTCTAAGCTAATCATTTGTTTACCTTTATACACTTATTTACTCTAGTACCATCTTTAAGTTTAGTACCAGATTTGCGATAACCTTTCCAACATTTTGGATCTAATCTACGTTTTTCTTCTTTTTCTAAAAGATACTGCTTAAAGGTTTGCATATAGATTATTTAAGTTGTTTACTCTCTAAAAGTTACTATTATATTAGGTAATAGTTATGGAAGAACAAGAACAAACACCAATTTTATTAATAGCAAAATATAGTGAAGAGATCAAACAATATGTATCTGTTAATGAGTTTAACATGAAACAGATCCAAATGGATTTGCCAGCTACGCGTCACTACTGGGTTGGTCGTCTTATGTACCACAAACAAGAAATTTTAAAATTAAAAAGACTTAGAAAAGAAGCTCAGAAAAAAATTGCTGATAAACTTGAGCATGAATCCCCTGTTGGTCTTAACCCTAAAACTTTAGAACAAGCTCAACAACATCACCCTTTAGTGGGTAAGATCGACAGTCAAATTGCTGAACATGAACTTGTTGTTGAGTATCTAGGAAAGATTGAAGCTAACTTTAGATCTATCTCGTTCGATATTAAAAACCTTATTGAGATAGTTAAGCTTGAAACTACATAATGGTACAAATAACTCTTGATTACGACTCTACTCGAAAGAAAGGTATAATAGTCTCAGATTACTTACCGAATATTAGAGAGCATTTTTCGGTTGAAGACAAACAGCAAGTCTTTAAGCGCCGTTACGCTATAGGTTATAGACCTCAGACCAGACTTTATGCTATAACCCCTCAAGGTAGGTTTGAGCCTCGTTTGATATTTTCTATTTTAGAATTTTTACAAAACCAAGATATTCAATTCAATATTGAATTAACAGACAAGTTTAAAGATATAATTTTTATACCTGAATTAAAAGAGAATTTAACAAAACTAAATCTTGATCTTAGAGATTATCAAGAAGAGTCGGTTAAGTTAGCTTTAAAAAACAAATCAGGGGTTATTATTTTACCTACCTCAGCAGGTAAAACTCTTGTTATTGCTACTTTAGTTAAATCTATCCAGGATCAACACGACTTTAAGGCTCTAATACTTGTTCCTGATATACAGCTTGTTGCGCAAACGTACTCTGACTTTATTGACTACGGAATACCGGAATCCGAAATTACTAAGTGGACTGGCTCTACAGAACCAGATAAGAATGCTAAGATAGTAATTTCAAATGCACAAATTTTACTCTCAGAAAAACAAGATCTATCTTTACTAAAAGATATTAAATTGCTTGTTATTGACGAGGTACACAAACTAAAATATGGAAACAAAATTAACAAAGTTGTTGAGCAAATTCCTGCACTTTTTCGCTACGGATTTACAGGAACTCTGCCAGACTATAAAATCGACCAATGGAACATTTTCGGGAAGATAGGTAGAGTTATCTATTTTAAAGAATCAATAGATTTGAGAGATCAAAATTATATTTCTCAAGTTCATGTAGCTGCTTTAAAATTAACCTATAAAAACATCCCTCAATTTACTACACCATCTATGCATAATCCAACTGCAGGTTATGAAGAGGAGATAACCTGGTTACAAACTAACCCGTATAGAAACGCAATCATTATAAAATTAGTTAATAAGTCAGATAAAAATACTCTTATTATGGTAGATAGAATTGCTCATGGGGAAGAGTTATTAAGGGTATTACGGGAAAGTACCAATAAGCAAGTACACTTTGTACATGGTGCTATTGAAATTGAAGAACGAGAAATGATTCGTAAGCTTATGGAAGAACACGATAATGTAGCTTGTATTGCTATCTCTAAGATATTCTCTACAGGTATTAATATTAAGAACCTTCATAATATTATTTTTGCTGCTATTGGCAAAGCACGTATTAAAATTATTCAGTCTATTGGCAGAAGTTTAAGAAAACATTCCAGTAAGAAATTAGCTACAATTTTTGATATTTGGGATAACCTTCGTTACGGTAACAAACATATGGTAGAAAGATTAGCTCTATACGATAGAGAACAAATACCTTATTCTGTCACTGAATTAACAGAGAGTTGATTTATTGTCAATTTATAATAGACTTACTTATTATGCCGTTTCCTCGTAAAAGAAAAATAAAAGATGAAGAATTTGTTAATGATCCGAATGAGGAGGACTTTACTTCTTTATGGGATTCTGAACCAAAGAAAAAAAAGAAACGTGTAAGGAGAACTAAAGAGGAGTTAAAACCTAATTACGTAGATCCTATTGAGATGGAAAATTTTATTATTCAGTACTACGAACAAGGAGGTAAAGATATACCTTCTGAATTAGCTGATATGATTCAAAAGATTGCTACCCGTCTTGGTTATGCCCAAAACTTTATTAACTATTCTTATAAAGAAGAAATGATCGGAGATGCTATTATAAAGATGATAACAGCAGTAACCCGTCAGCGCTTTAAGTGTAAGTCTGGTTATAACCCTTTCTCTTATTTTACAAAGGTAGCTTATAGAGCTTTTCAGAATCGTATTAAAAAAGAAAAGAAAGAGCATGACACTATTCATCGTTATCAAACTGAGGTATATACCCTTTTAACTGAGTCAGGTCAAATCCCTTCTCAGAAAAATACAAAGTTTGATAGTGATTATGACGATTCGTACCGTCAAGAGAACGCCTGATGCATTTTAGTTCGAACAAAGTAGCTTGTATTTCTGATATACACTTAGGCGTGCATCAGAACGCTCATACTTGGCATGAAATAGCTTTAGACTTTGCTCGATGGCTTGATCAAGAGTTAAAGCTTAGATATATCAAGGATATTATTATAGCTGGAGATATTTTTCACAATCGTCATGAGATTGGAGTTAATACTATTCATTGTGCTCGTAAATTCTTTGATATACTTTCTAACTACAACATTGTAACTATAACTGGTAATCATGACTGTTATTACAAAGATAAGTCAGATATTAACTCAATATCTATTCTTAATGGGTATAAAAATGTCACTGTGTATCAAGAATTAGTTGCACAAACAATAAACAACAAAAAATTTGTATTCTGTCCTTGGGGAATAGATTTACAAGAGATTCCTTTATGTGATATTATTGTAGGTCATTTTGAGATTCTTAATTTTAAAATGAGCTCTCACAAAGTATGTGATCATGGGTTTGAGAGTGAGTCGTTATTGGATAAATCCAAGCTTGTTATTACCGGGCATTTTCATTGCCGAGACCATAGAAAGTATACAAATGGTAAATCAATTATCTATCTCGGTTCACCTTATGAATTAGATTTTGGAGATAGAGAACAAACAAAAGGTTTTACTATTTTAGATACTGATAACCTTTCACTTGAGCTAGTAGAGAATCATACAACACCAAAACATAAAAAAATTAAAATATCAGATCTTCTTGATAATAAAATTAACTTAGAAAACGTTTCTGATGAATTACAAAATAACTTTGTGAGTCTTTGTATTGATAGAAATGTTAACGAGCAGGTTTTAAATTTAATGCTTTCTAAGTTTAATCAGTATAAACCCCGACATGTTCGAACTGATTTTAATATTTTCGAATCTGTACAGTTATCTGCTACTGAGCTTAACGAAGTATCTATAGATATTGATACTGCCTTGCATGAGTTTGTTAATCTTTTAGATACACCAGTGCCTAAGAAAGATATTCTGAATAAATGTATTGATCTTTATAGAATTTCTCAAACTGTAAATGAGCACTAAAATTGGAATAGGTATTATTACGTGTGATAGACCTGATTATCTTAAAAAATTAATCAAGTCTCTTGTTGGAATTTCTACGAGTAATATTGTTATTGTTAACGATGGAGAAAAACAATTAGACGGAGGTAAGTTTTTTGTACATAACAATACTCCCTCGAAACAGGGTGTTGGTAAGGCAAAAAACCAAGCACTAAATCTACTTAAAGATAATGACTATATTTTTCTTTTAGAGGATGATATTATTATAAAGGATAAAATAGTTTTTGAAAAATATATAAACGCTTCAAAGTTATCAGGTATTCAGCATTTCAATTTTGCGTTTCACGGTGTAGATAACTATAAACCCGACGGTACACCTGCAATTCGTTTAAAAATTGACTATTCACCAAATGTGTCTATATGTTTATATCCCAACGTATATGGGGCTTTTTCAATGTATACAAAAAAATGTATTGAAGAAATAGGTTTAATGGATGAATTTTATTATAATGCTATGGAACATGTTGATCATACAGCTGCTATCATTAAAGCGGGTATGCATCCCCCGTTTCGTTGGTTTGCTGACATTGCAGATAGTAGCAATTATATAGAAGAAATAGATAAAGGTCATTCTGGTAGTGAAATTCGTAAAGATCAAAAATGGATTGAAAATTTTCATAAAGCAGCAGATCACTTTGCTAAAAAATTTGGTTTTGACGTCCGGAATCCTCACGCTATAACATCTACAAAAGAAGAAACTATGATTTATCTAAAAAAAATAAAACCAAAATTATGAACAAAATAAATGTACAAACAGTTTATAATATACATCAACAAAATTTAAACTTTTGTAAAGAGTTTGATTTTAATTTTGTTAAAAACAAAATAACAGATTTAAATTTTTGGAAAAATAAAGACGCAGCTCGGCTGCCTGCTACCTTTTATTTTTCACAATACGTAAAGCAATTTAATTTAACATCAAAAAAATTATTAAGCTTTGGTGGTTTATATGATCCAGAATGTAAAATGTTCCCTAAAGATA